CTCAGCAGATGTCCACACTGATCGTCTTGCATTTCTCTTTATACTCCTCATGGTATTTGTCCTGAAGCATCTGCACATACTCAGAGCTGTAATCCACAGCACGGAGCTCCAAACACAGGCGCTCCAAATACTTGAGCTCCATGTCCACGTCACAGATGAGGTCGTTGACTTTGTTGAAGTCTGCGATGCAGTGCCATTCCAGCAGATAGTGAGCGCATTTCTCAAAGAGCGCCTTGGTCTCAGTCTCCCAAGACTTGTACTGCTCCATGGCTTTCTGCACGGTCTGTTTACGTACCCCAGCGGGGACGTCAGTCCGGTTGTACTGATACCAGTCGTACGGGATGATCTCTACGGGCTCCAGGTCCTCCTCAGGGATCAGCGACCCGTGGTGGTTGATATAGTACCTCTTGATGGCACGGTGCTCAGCAGACTCGGCGAAGTACTGATACTCGTGCATCCGTTTGAAGCCCCTTAGACCCAGAAAATCAAACAGGTCAGCCATCTCATCATGGAACATGAGAGCCGTGATCTGTCTGGCATTGATGTCAGTAAAGACTTCCTTAACGTCTTTAGGAGCATACTCTTCCACAGAGAGCTTCATCTTTGCCATTATGTCACCTCCAGTTTGGTAAGAAGTTTGGACAGCTTCTCATCCTGGTCAGCAAGGTGTCTGTGAATGTCATCCACAGCAGCCTGCACAGTCTTGCTCATGGTACTTTGGTCAACATTCTCACCGTAGTTAGCAAGACCAATAAGGAATGACACTACGGTCATAGCATCCAGGACGGTGAACTGTTCTCGGTTATTCATGCCAGCTTTACCACTCCAACACAGGTGTGATTGACGTTGCCAGCCACACCACTGATATTGAGGGTAATGAGAGGACGGTTCACACAGCAGGTGATGATCTCCAGGTCGGTCTCAACGTGAGCAGTGTACACGTCACCGGCTGCGACCGTCTGCTGAGAGATAGCACAGGGGAGCGCCACACCGTCCTTATAGAGCTGGACAATGGCAACACCCGCAGCAGTCGGGGTATAGGTAACGTCTGCAGACAGATGATATAGGCCAGACTTATTGACCCGGATGCTCGCCGTGTTGAGGGTGAGAGAGCAGCCACTATCCACAACCGGAGTGCCCTCAAGGTTGAGCGGGGTAAGTGCAGCAGTGAACGCCTGAGCCGTGTTGTTATATACGCGGATGCAGGACTTAGCATACTGGTTATTCATGGTAGATTCTCCTTCCATAATAAACAGAGGAGGGCGCTTGCCCTCCTCTTAAAGTTGGGCATAATTATATGCCAAGGGTGATGCAGTTCAGCAGCCGCAGTTGTTACCGCAGCCGTAAGAGCCGTAACCATTCGCAGCCGTGTACGGGCTGCAAGTGATGTAGGCCGGAGTCGGGAACGGGCGCAGCGTACCGATGAGAGTCTGCGTCTGAGACAGTGTACCAAGCTGGAGCTGAGCCGCCTGAAGCTGGTCACGGAGCTCCTGGATGGTGTTCTGGGTCATGAGCGCACGAGTCGCATCGCCGTCGGCCTTGATCACATTGACGATGTCACAGGTGTTACGAGCATTCTCGTAACGGACGGCGTCAATGTTACGGTTGGTTTCGCAGCAGCACTGCTGAGCAGCAAAGCGGCTCTCAGTGATGTTGTTGTTCACCCCGTTGAAGCCCTGACAGAGCTGAGACTGGATGCCATTCATGCCCTGAAGCATGGTCGTGTTCTGAGTGTAGAAGCCATCACAGAGACCGTTCTGGATGCCACGGATACCGTTCTCAAGACCCTGATTGTTCAGACCCTCGTAGAGCTCAGCACGGGTGAGAGCGCCCTGTGCAGCGGCATTGTTACCAAAGCCGAAACCGCCACCGCCCCATGCCAGCAGGAAGAACAGGAAGAACACCCACACCCAAGTGCCTCCTGCACCACCGAACATGCCGTCAGTGTTTCTGTTCTGCAGCGCGGCAACATCCGCTACAGACAGGCCACCAGATTCCATACCCATTGTTAGTACCTCCTTGTTAGAATTTTATATCAACCCAGTGGAAACTGGGATTGAAACTGAGCCCAAGCATCATCGAAGTCAATGCCTCTCTGCTTGCATACATTTATGCAGATCTCTTTAATCTGCTCTGGAGTTTTACCCTGAGTCATCTGCTGAGCCTGACGGAACATAGGATTAGCTCCAAACTGTTTACTAATGAAGGACATAGGGTTCATCATAGCACCCATCATCTGCATAGGATTCATCATTTGTTACCTCCCTTGTTATTGTTGACAGGTTTCTGCTCGATCTTGGAGAGCCTTTGTTCAACCAGCTCGTTGATGAGGGACTCTACCTCGGAGCGCTTCACATACCCAGATAGGTCAATCTGTTTGGTCGGGGCTGCCATAGGTGCAGCCTCAGGGGGCTGGTCGATGCTGTACTTCTCAAAGATGATGTTACCATCAAGACCGAGTTGTTTGGTGTAGATCTTGCCATGTGCTTTGTCAGGGAAAATGAATAAAGACCCATCGAAGTCGATCATGACAGCGTTAGCCTCTTGCTCGTTAGACACGGGTCTACCCTTGAGTACCGGTGCAGCAGGGGTCTGAGGCTGAGGGGAAGGGGGCTGACCAATAGGCTGACCATAATTGGTAGCAAACTGTGGATACTGAGCCTCCATCATCTGAAGACGCTGCTGTGCACTCTGCATTGCGGGATTGCCATAAGGATAAGGCATTTGTCCATACATAGCTGTACCTCCATACTATGAGTTCTCCTGAGTATAAGTATATATCTTTACAGGTACAGGATGTATGACTGATGGTTGCCGAATGTATGCAAAAAGAATACCCCTACTACCTAAGTAGTAGGGGTATTCTTGCTTTAGAACAGCTTACCCAGCTTTACGAGGGCTTTAGCGTGTCTTTGTTTAATTGTGATCTCTGCATAGCCGAGCGTGTCTGCTATGTACCGGAAGTCTTTGCCCTTCAGGTAGTGTAACCGAAGGATCTCCTTATCCTCATCGGTTAAGGTTGATTGCTCCAACAGGTCATCAAAGCGGCACACACTTGGGATCGCTTTGAGTCGTTTCCTGGTCTCAATGTGGGCGCTCAATCAGAACACTCCTCACTTAGACCGGTACTTACCACAGGTAGGGCATCGGTTCGGATTCCCACCACCATGACCGCCGATGTTGGTCTTGCCAGCGGGACTGGACTTGGTGACTGTAGAACCTTTAGGACTGTAAGTCCGTGTCACTGTCCGGACTGTAATAGTTTGCTTCGCCATTCGGTGTTACCTCCTCAGAATTTCCTTGGATGTAATTGGCATTCTCACCTGACTGGTAGACGCTGTTGCCAGATCCTTCTCCAGTGTCTTGTTCGACCGTAGTAATGGTCTCCGTTGTGACCATACCTTTCTCGTACTGCACAAAGATAGTGGCAATGAGTACGTTTGCGAGGATGCTGATGATGAGGATGATCCTGAGCCAGAAGTCCTCTCGACGCTTGGACTCCAGCATGGTCATAACGATGTGGTTAAGTGCCACACTCTGGTCAAGAGCATCCTCTTCCTTGCGCAGAGTTTCGAGATCGTTGATGGGATTGTCGAGCATACATTCAGCTCCTGTCTTCGTGAGCTCTTAAGATTCTTAAGATCTCAAGGATCGCTTGATTGGTAACATTTGCGTCTTCTTGGTTCTTAAAGAGAGTCTTGATCTTTTCTTCGTGGGAGTTGACCTTGAGGGAGAGGGAGTTCTGCTGCGAAGTAAGACCCTTAATGTCACTCTTGAGCTCCTCAATGCCGTCGACGGCCTGATTGATCTTCTGTAAGACCACACCATCGTTCTTAGCACGGCTGTTCATCCCTACGACGAAGGTTAAGACTCCGATGATGCATGCCACAAGGCTGCATACAAAGAGAATAGCCTCCATAGAGGTGTACCTCCTTAGTCAAGTTTCCCAAGACGGTCAAGAACCGTAAGGGCGCGGCATAAGTCTTCCGACACATTGAGAACCCCGTTCTGGTCTCCCTTGAGAGCACCCTTGT